TTTGCCGAAGCCCACGATACAACAATCACGGAAGATCCAGGCGTTCCCTACTATGTTGATGTGAGTGTGCCAGGTCAACCCATGGCCAAAACTGGTGGGCGCGGCATGACTGCTATCGTGCCCAGCGGACTTTGGAAAGAAATCACACCAGACATTGAACAAAAAGCCGATCGGCAAGGTTTCCGCAAAGTCACGCTGGAGTTTGCAGGCAAGACTTTTTTTGGATTGGAAGGCGGCGATAAAAAACTCGGCAGCAAAATAATTGTAAGTCCCAAAGATTATGAATTTTTATCTGCTGCACAAAAAACCACACGAACCATGCCCATGCGACCTGGACAACCCAAAGGCATGGATGAAAGCGCAGCCATCGCAGCTCGGGCACGTGGCACATCGGAAACTCCGGCAAAAGACACTGCCACTGAAGACGTACTAGCTACCATGAAACGCAGGCTGGGTGACTATCTCCAGGACGTGGCCACTGCCATAAAGAAGGATCCCGACCTCAAAGATCGGATGCCAAAAGACATCGATCAGATCCGGTCCGTGAAAACTCTCCACACCAACGACGGCCACGAGATCAAGATAACCGGCAATGAAGATGACGGCTTCCGGGTGTCTATCAAAAATAAACAAAGCAACACCAAATTCCCCAATCTCGACGAAGCCACTATGGCCGTGGAGATGTTCTGTGCTCGCCGCCGGCAAGCCAGCCAGCCCCAAGATTACATAGAAGAAGCCTGACATGATATTCACTGACCTTTTCAACAATGATCAAAAAATAAACGAAGCCATGAAGCCCAGTGACATGCCTCCCAGCATGCGGCAGCAACTGACCATGCGAGACATCGAAGCCGAGCGGCCTGCAGGTGCGTTCCGTTTCCGGGTGACCTTTCCGGATGGCCATGCCAATGACTACATGACCTTTGACGCTGCACAACAGGCCGCAGAACAGGATCAAGGTCGCATCACCCGTCTCAGCGAAACACAGAAAACCGCAGTGAAAGGCACCAAGGGCGGCAACCCCAGGATTGAACGCATCTTGAAAATGCTCAGGACCAACAATCCCCAGGCGCAGAACGATCTTGAAGCCTTGATACTGGACTTCCGCGGCCAACAGGCACAGGATCGCTCAGACATCCTGCGCCTGGACATGGAAAATGATGCCGAAGAGGCCGACATTGAACGCCTGGAACAGATGTTGGCGATATTGAAACAACGCAAGGGCAGCGCAGCAGTGACAGAGGATGATCGAGATGCGGAAATGCAGGACTTCCTGGCACGTGGTGGCAAGATACAACAGGAGCCAGGCCGAATGCCCAGACTGGGCGCACGACTACGACGCCAGGGCAGCCGACACATTGGGCAAGGTCGTGAGCCGCGGGCCGGGCAACTGTCTGGACGTGGCGCCAATGTCAATGTGCGCGGTGGCAAACCCGTGGTCACTGCAGAGGGCCTACAGCCCGGCGAATACCACGTGGCCACTGTGACCCTGGATGATGGCTCTGTGAAACGCGTGCGCATCACCGCAGACGAAGGCTTCCGCGATCGCATCCACCGACATTTTGCACTCCAGGACCGTGAGGTCCTGGACATAGATGTAGATTACGCAGTGCGGTCAGATTTGGAAGAACAAAAACCTTCATTCACTGGCGCGCCTGCTCGACCACAACCACAGCCTGTGAACCCCAGTAGCCCAATGCTGCCGATTGCACCCGGCAGGCCCACCATGGTAAACAAGCCCATGCAGGAGGCCAAGAAGAAGCCACAACCCACCAATCCCGAACTGTGGAGCAGAGCCAAGGCCGCTGCACGCTCAAAGTTTGATGTCTGGCCGAGTGCATATGCATCGGCCTGGGCTGCCAAATATTACAAATCTAAGGGCGGTGGCTGGCGAATGGGCAAAGCAAAGAAAAAAGATTGATATTACTGTAGGCTTGTGCCTTTGTTCCAAGGCACATTGCCTTTCTTGACTCCTGAATTTGACAATTGCGGAGCATCTGCTTTTGTCAATCCTTTATTCCACGGTACATAATTTTTTCGAGACTGCCTGGCAGAGGCTAAATTTTTGGCCACTCTATGATCATCCTTGGTCAATCCTTTGTTCCACGGCACAGAGCCTTTTACACCTTTGTTCCAGGGAATCTTGCCTTGTTTTGCCGCACTCATTTTTTGTCTGGTCGTTTCTGATATTTCGATACGTCCATTACCTCCAGGATTCATATTGTAGCCGTAAGGTCCCATGGCATTGTGTTCTCTGATAAATCTATCTTCCATTTCACGGAAGACAAAATTTTTATCAGGGTGTTGGAAAATTACTTCAAATAAAAAATTTTCTATGCCGTGTTTGGCCATGGCCTTATGGATGTTCTGCCCACTGCGCAACCGTTTAGACTCAGTTTTATGACAAGCCCATCTGCTTTTTGGATTTTTTGTATAACCAATATAGTTTTTGTGATTGATTTGATTTGTGATTTTATAGATATAATACATTATGATCTCCTTGTTTGTATTTATGTTAGTGGCAAATGCATTTGCATTGGCACCGGCCAATCTTAGATACACTAAATATTGTCATGAGAGCCGGTGAATTTGTTTCTGAGAAGTGGAGCAAAAAATACAAGCGTTCGATTAACTGTGATCGCCCGCGCGGATTCAGCCAGCGTGCGCACTGTGCCGGTAGGAAAAAAACCTCAGAAGAACAACTGGCCGAACTCAGGTTCCGTGGCAGTGAATGCACCCAGGACTGTTCGGGCCACCGAGCCGGTCATGAATGGTATGGCCGGAACGGTCGAACCCCGGTCACGCTGAGCCCCAGTTTCAACAAAGGTGCGGCCATAGCAGCCGCGGGCCAATAGCATGACATTCCTAGTGGCCAATGTGCCTCCCATCAAGTGTTTTGTACGACGTGAGTTCCTGTACAATCACGAACAGGGGCACGGCGAACTGGAACCCTGCTACTGGGTCACTGCAAAAGCCATCAAGGGCCAGGCCTTCCGCATAGAATGCATGCTCACAGACTACGGCGCACTGTATGACAAGCTGCCCATATCTGCCTATGTGTGGAAGATACCAGAGTCTGGTCACTATCACGATCTTGACCATCTGCAGATCTGGGACTGCCTGGGCTATGACATGGCCGTGATCGAAAAGTCAAACCTGCGCGGACTCAAGGTCAAATACTACGGCAAAGATCGTGAGTTCCATTTTGGTCAGTATCTGTTCACAGTGGACTTCGCGGCTCCGGACCACAACTGCCTGGATGTTACCTTCACAGAAGGTGTGCAGGAACACAAGAGCTACAACTTCATACGCCTGGACAACGGGCAGTTTGCCTGCCAGCCCAACAATCGCTGCCTGTGGTACGACGTGAGCCTGGTGCCGGCTGTGTTGAAAACGCCGGACTTCCGCATACCCACTGAAACATACTCCGTGGAAAACCGTGCCAAGTGGTCAGCAGGTGGTGACAATGCCTGGTTCTATCGCGGCACAGACACACTATAAATATGCCACAGGGAACCATTGACCATGCGAGCACGTGAGTTTATAATGGATGCTTATCAGGGCGGACTGCGCAAGTGGTTCCGCCAGAAATGGGTGAACATTGGCCGGAAAAAGAAGGGTGGCGGGCACCCAGAGTGTGGTACCTCAGGAGACAAGCGTGGGTATGCAAAATGTGTTCCAGCAGCAAAAGCTCGCTCTATGTCAGACTCAGAGAAGAAGAGTGCAGTGGTACGAAAGCGCCGAGCGCAGAGCGCAGCAGGCCGTGCAGGAAAATCCTCTGGAGGAAGTGGTCAGGCTCCGATACGAGTATCAACAGCGCCAAAGAAATGAACCCCAGCGCTAAGCCAGACACAACAGATAGCGCAGTGTATGTGTATGAATCACCGGACTCGGGAGACACTGTGTATCGCCGGCGAGCCGGCACCAATCATCGCGAGATCGTAAAAGAAGGTCCCATGCGGCAACGCATGCTGCGCAGCCAACTCTGGAGAGACATATTCCAGTCTGCCGAAACTGATCCTGAACTTACTCACATGCTGGAGCAGGTACAAATCTACCATGCTCTCAAGAACACCACCTTAGGACCGTAAGGTTGCGTGTGGGCGGCTGCTGCCCGGTGCACAGGAATCGCTACCCTTGCGCACTCAGTGAGCATATATACCACTATGAACAAATATCAAGTTGCTGACATCACACTGGCCGCATGGGGCCATAGAGAAATTGCCATTGCTGAGACTGAAATGCCGGGCCTCATGGCAGTGCGAGACAAATATGTGGCCGAACAACCACTGGCTGGCGCCCGCATCGTGGGCAGCCTGCACATGACCATCCAGACTGCTGTGCTGATCAAGGTCTTGGTGGCCTTGGGCGCAGAAGTGCGCTGGAGTTCCTGCAACATCTTCTCCACACAGGACCATGCTGCCGCTGCCATCGCTGATCTTGGCATTCCGGTATGGGCCTGGAAAGGTGAGACCGAAGCAGAATACTGGTGGTGCATCGATCAGACCATTGCGGGCTGGCAACCCAATCTCATCCTTGATGATGGTCATGACCTCACAGATCGTATCTTCACCCGGTATCCCGAACTGGTGCCGGGCATCCTGGGCGTTAGCGAAGAAACCACCACGGGCATCCTGCGATTGCGCGAACGCGCTCACCGTGGCGAACTGCCCATACCAGCCATCAATGTCAACGATTCTGTCACCAAGGCCAAGTTTGACAATCTTTACGGCTGCAGAGAAAGCCTAGTGGACGGCATCAAGCGCGCCACTGACGTGATGATCGCAGGCAAGGTGGCCGTGGTTGCTGGCTATGGCGACGTAGGCAAAGGCTCCGCACAGGCCCTGCGTGCGCTCTCAGCCCAGGTCTGGGTCACCGAGATCGATCCCATCTGCGCCCTTCAGGCCGCCATGGAGGGCTACCGGGTGGTCACCATGGACTACGCCTCGGACCGGGCCGATATCTTTGTCACGGCCACTGGCAACATCGATGTGATCACACGAGCACACATGGACCGGATGAAGGACCAGGCCATCGTGTGCAACATCGGGCACTTTGACAACGAGATCGACGTGGCTGCTCTTGACGATCTTACCTGGGAAGAGATAAAGCCACAGGTAGATCATGTGATCTGGCCCAATGGAAAAAAGATTATTTTACTGGCTCGAGGTCGGCTGGTGAATCTGGGCTGCGGCACTGGACATCCCAGTTTTGTGATGTCAACATCGTTCACCAACCAGGTGCTGGCCCAGATCGAACTGTTCCAGAATCATGGTCAGTATACGGCCGGCGAGATAGCGGTTTTGCCAAAACATCTCGACGAAGAAGTGGCGCGGTTGCATCTTGCCAAGATAGGTGCTACACTAACTGAACTGCACACCACACAGGCTCAGTACATCGGTGTTGATGTTGCTGGACCCTACAAATCTGAATCATATCGTTACTGAGGATACACATGGACAATCGAGATTTTTCAGCAGAACAAAAGGCCAAACTTATCCAAATTATCAATGAAGGCATGCAGGTCATGCACGAGATTGAGACCTTGAACGGCGGTCTGAGTGACACGGTGAAGGCCATCGCAGAAGAAATGGAAATCAAGCCCAACATCCTGAAAAAGGCCATTCGCCTTGCTCACAAGGCCGAGTTTGGCAAGGAGCAGGCAGACCACGCCTTGTTGGAAACTATCCTGACCACTGTGGGCAAAACTCTTTGATCACGGAAACCGATTGGCGAGGACAATGGGTGAATTCTATTTGTATCATACATGAGTGGGCCAAGTCTGCTAATCAAAAACTGAGTAATGACGCCGTAATTAGTGTGTATCTTGAGGACGCAGCCAACTTGGATCATCTCCGAGATATATCTTCAAGATACAAAAGAGTCTACGTGATTTCTGAACACACGATTAACAATCAATGGCCCAATGTATCAATTTACAGTTTACCAAATGATTTTTATGGTGCTTATTACATACCAAAGATAGCAACCGACGGGGTGATCAAAAAAGATTTCAACTGTTTTTTAAATCGTACTGATCCAATTAGACAATCTTGGTTTTATCTGTTGCACTCACGAGGATTGTTAGATCATAGCTTTGTGTCTTTTAACATGCATCAAAGGCGAGGTCTTTGGTATCCCAGTGATGATCCTTTGGAAACATTTGACTATTGGCATAAAGAATTTCTTTCTTCGTTTGATAACATCAAAGAGGATATAAAACAAATAGTTCCTTACAAAAATTTCATTGATGAAGATAATCTTTGTGAAATAATTTTGTCTACCAAATTTAGTATCATAGTTGAAACTTATTTTGAAAGAACTGATTGCCAGGTATTTTCTGAAAAAATGTGGAGGGCTATACAACTTCCTAGACCCTGGTTGTTGTTTGCGGCCACTGGATGTGTGCAACGATTGAGAGATATGAGATTTGATGTGTTTGATGATTATGTTGATCACAGTTACGATCTATATGATACCTCAAAAACATGTGTGAATCGTCAGGAAGCCATTTTGTCTGAGACCCAAAGATTGATAAATTTAGATATCACTACGAAGATATTAGATGATTGGCAACAAAAAGCACTGCACAATAGAAACATAATGAAAACCTGGGCAGACTCATGGCACAGCAAATGCAGGATGCCATTTGATCAGATATTGAAACTTGAATCGTGCAATTAAATTATTTCAAAATTTTCGCAAGGATGTAGAACTGGAAAATGTTTAAGGTTATAGGAAAAGGCCCTTATTGTGCAATATCATATGACAGTCTTACTTTTAAAGATTTAGAATTCTATCTTTTATCCCAGGGGAAAACTCTGTGTAGACAAAATCCAGATGATTTTTTGGCATCATCTGGAAATACTGATGTGTTTTATATAAATCTAGTGACTAAATTTCCGTTAAGAAAACAAATTAGCCAACACCTGGATTATTCCCAATTACATAGATTTAGTGTTCTTCCGGAACAGACTTATATCAAAGACGGAATTTTTGTTTATCCTGGCACAATCATTAATACAAAGTGATGTGATAATCCACAGCAATTCGTTGATAGCACACGGGGCGGAAATTGGACAAGGCAGTTTTATCAGCGGACAAGTAACCGTATGTGGAAGTAGTCGAATTAAAAATTATTGTTGGATAGGTGCAGGAACCATAATAATAAACAACGTATCGGTGGCCGAAGGAACCTCAACTGCGGTCAAATCATTGATCATCAAAGATATCATCCAGGAAAATACGCATTACAAAAAAACATGTTAATTTTTAATCATGTGTTTGATATTTTATTAAATAACAATCACTTCGCCTACGTCACAGGCATGAATCACGGCTAGTGGGCCATAAGCCACAGGAGAAATAGTTTGTCATATATCGACGCACTCTTCGATCGAGATCGAGATCGCATACACATAGTGGGTCGCCGAGACGGTGAGCGCTACTTTGAAGAGCACCCTGCCAACTATGTGCTGTACTATGACGATGCCAGAGGCCGGTTCCGATCGATCCATGGCACGCCAGTGGCCAGATTCTCCACACGCAACTCCAAAGAGTTTCGTCGAGAACAGGCCATGCACAAAGGCAAGACTCTGTATGAAGCCGACATAAATCCCATATTCCGTTGCCTGGCCGAAAACTACCAGGGTCAGGACGCTCCTGCCTTGCACACTGCATTCTTTGACATTGAAGTGGATTTTGACCCAGAGCGTGGATTCAGCCGGCCTGAAGATCCGTTCAATGCCATCACGGCGATCTCAGTGTATCTGGCGTGGTTGGATCAGTTGGTTACCGTGGTGCGGCCGCCCCGACACATGACACAGGCCACTGCCCAGGAGATTGCAGCCGAATTCCCCAATACCTTTGTGTGCTGGGAAGAACAGGAACTGCTGGATACCTTCCTAAATCTCATCCAGGATGCTGATGTGCTGTCGGGCTGGAACTCCGAGGGCTATGATATTCCTTATACCATACAGCGCACCACTCGAGTGCTGTCAAAGGATGACACGCGCAGATTCTGTCTCTGGGATCAGATGCCCAAGCAGCGCACCTTTGAGAGATTTGGCGCCGAAAACATCACGTTCGATCTCGTAGGCCGTGTGCATCTAGACTACATGCAGCTCTACAGGAAATACACCTACGAAGAACGCCACTCATACAGCCTGGATGCCATACTGGAGTACGAAGAACTGGGCAGCAAGACCCGGTTTGAAGGCACGCTAGATCAGCTCTACAATCAGAACTGGAAGACCTTCATCGAATACAACCGGCAAGATGTGCGTGGACTGGCCGACATTGATCGCAAACTGCGCTTCCTGGATCTGGCCAACACCCTGGCCCATGAGAACACTGTGCTGCTGCCCACCACCATGGGTGCAGTGGCTGTGACCGAGCAGGCCATCATCAACGAAGCACATGAACGTGGCATGGTGGTGCCGATGCGACAAGAGCGCCTCACAGACGACGCCACCCAGGCCGCTGGTGCCTATGTGGCCACACCCAAGAAAGGCATGCACGACTGGGTTGGCAGCATTGACATCAACAGTCTATATCCGGCCACGATCCGCGCTCTGAACATGGGACCAGAGACCATCATGGGCCAACTCCGGTCCACCATGACTGATCACTACATCGCGGATCGACAGCGCAGTGGCAGCAGTTTCGCCGCGGCCTGGGAAGGCTTGTTTGGCACCCTGGAATACACAGCCGTGATGGAACAACAACGCGGCACAGAGATCACCATAGACTGGCGAGATGGGGCAGAATCTGTGCATTCCGCTGCGGAAGTGTGGCACATGATCTTTGACTCAAATCAGCCCTGGATGATCTCCGCCAACGGCACCATATTCACCTATGAGATCGAGGCCGTGATCCCGGGCCTGCTCAAACGCTGGTACAGAGAACGCCAAGACATGCAGGCCCGCCTCAAACAGTGCACCACGCCGCAGGAAGAACAGTACTGGGACAAGCGCCAGTTGGTGAAAAAGATCAACCTGAACAGTCTCTACGGTGCCATACTGAATCCTGGCTGCAGATTCTTTGACCGGCGCATCGGACAGAGTACCACGCTCACAGGTCGTGCCATTGCACAGCACATGGATGCTCACGTGAACGAATGCATTACTGGCCGGTACGATCATGTGGGTGATGCCATCATCTACGGAGACACAGACAGTTGCTTTTTCTCAGCCTGGCCTGTGCTGCGTGAAGAAGTGGAGGCGGGGCGCATGACCTGGAGCAAAGAAACCTGCATCCAGCTCTATGACAGCATCGCGGAACAGGTCAATCAGAGCTTTCCTGGCTTCATGGAACGAGCCTTCCATGTGCCACGCGAGATGGGTGAGGTCATCAGAGGTGGTCGAGAAGTGGTGGCCAGCCGAGGCCTGTTTATCACCAAGAAACGCTATGCTGTCATGATCTTTGATCGAGAAGGTCGGCGCCTGGACATCAACGGCCGCCCGGGCAAGGTCAAGGCCATGGGCCTGGATCTCAAGCGATCAGACACTCCCAAGGTCATCCAGGACTTCCTGAGCGAGATCCTGGATGACGTGCTGACTGGCACTGACCGCGAAGCCGTGATCGAAAAGATCCGCACATTCAAGTATGCGTTCGCAGAACGTCCGGGCTGGGAAAAGGGCAGCCCCAAGCGCGTGAACAATCTCACGCTGTACATGAAAAAAGAACAGCGCGAAGGCCGCGCCAACATGCCGGGTCATGTGCGTGCAGGCATGAACTGGAACACCATGCGCCGCATGAACTCCGACAACTACAGCATGCAGATCGTGGATGGCATGAAGGCCATCGTGTGCAAGCTCCGACCCAATGCCCTGGGCTGGACCTCCATCGCCTATCCCACCGACGAACTGAACCTGCCGCAGTGGTTCCGTGAGCTGCCGTTTGCAGATGCCGAAATGGAGGCCACCGTGGTGGACCAAAAGATCGACAATCTGCTCAGTGTGCTGGACTGGGATCTGGTGTCAGCCACCAACACCGAAAACACCTTCCAGAATCTCTTTGATTTCCAATGAAACTGCGTGAATTGGTACGCTATCTTAACTGCCTAGACGCCGAATCCTTGCCGGATGCGGACAGGATCTGCGATGACGTCCTGGGCGAACTGAACCGAGTGGTGTTGGAAGGTCAACCCCGGCTAACTGCACGCATTGCCGAACTCGCACAGGATCGTGAGCACATGCATGTAGCCATTGCAGCCTTCCGTCAACACATCCTTGACACACGGCAGGACGTCATGGGCCTGATCGAGGGTCTGCAACCTGGGTATTTTGCGGCCAGTTACAAGCTGCATGGCGAAGAAATGCTGCGTGATTCCGATCAGCACATCCTGGATCGTAGACCTGTGCTGACCGAATCCGTGAAGCACTACCTTACATCGCGCATCAGTCTGCACAGCGACTGGCATCATGCAGGCATGGTGATCAGACCTGGCCAGGGCGAATGGCTGCCCTTGCTGGTGGGCAGTGATCCACTGTATCTCGTGGACATCCGATCCAGCCTGTTGGACACAGCCACTGAGCAGTTCACGCCGGAATACCAGCGGCGGCTGAGAAGATATGTGCTGCGTGAAAGCGACAGTGAGGGCTTGGTGCTGCGTGACCTGCCCGATCATCAGTTTGGATTCTGCCTGGCCATGAACTTTTTTGAGTTCAAACCGTTTGAACTGATCCGTCTGTATCTCACAGACATCTATCGCAAACTCAAGCCCGGTGGAGTGCTGGCCCTGACATTCAATGACTGCGACCGCTGGGGCGGTGTGGACTTGGCCGAACGCAACTTCATGTGTTACACGCCGGGCACCATGCTGATTGCTCTGGCCGAAAGCCTGGGTTTTGAGATCCAGCAGCGCTGGAACATAGACAATGCTGTGACCTGGTTGGAGATGCGCAGACCCGGTGAACTTGTCAGCCTGCGTGGTGGACAGAGCCTGGCCAAAATTGTTGCAAATCACTAAAACGATCTATATAGTAGTATCAACCAATGGAGAAACTGATGAGAGACTATTTGCTGGACCTTGTGGAACACACACATGACCTGGGCTGTATTGATCTGGTGAAAATCACCGGCACTGACCGAGAAACTGTCATCGATGGCATCGCTGAAGATCGATCCGTGGTGGTGCAGGGGCGCTTCCTGGCGCCTGTGGCAGACTGGATCGGCACCTTTGGTATGCCTAACTTGACCAAACTCAAGATCCTGCTGAACCTGCAGGAATATCGAGAGAATGCCCACATCACGGTGCGGCGCCAGGATCGCAACGGCGAACCCACACCAGTAGGCCTGCACTTCCAGAACGCAGCAGCAGATTTCCGCAACGACTACAGGTTCATGACCGCAGAGATCGTGGCAGAGAAACTGAAAACTGCCCGGTTCCGTGGAGCTAACTGGCACATCGAGTTTGAACCCACTGTGGCCGGCATCCAGCGGCTCAAAATGCAGGCACAGGCCAACGCAGAAGAGTCCAACTTCCAGACCAAGACCGATGCCGGCGATCTCAAGTTCATGTTCGGTGATCACAGCACACACGCAGGTGAATTCGTGTTCCATCCTGGCATCACGGGCGAACTCAAGCGGGCCTGGACCTGGCCGATCAAACAGGTTATATCCATCCTGGATCTCACCGGTGACAAGACTGTGCGCATCTCCGACGACGGCGCTGCCCAGATCACAGTGAACTCGGGCATCGCGGAATACAACTACATCCTGCCTGCACAAAGCAAGTGATATCAGCACTGCAAGGACGTGGATTTGGTCATGGATCAGGAGTGCTCAATCCCACACGTGATCGTTTCATCATCAATGTGCCAAAAAATGCCAGTAGCTTTCTTCTGGATTGGAGTCGGCGGCATGGATGGCACGCGGCCTTGGCTGAAAATCACAGCGATACAATCACGGAGATAATCGTGATCCTGAGAGATCCTATCGAACGATGGATCAGTGGTATCGCACAATACATAAACTCCTATATCCTAAGTGTGCATGGTCCCAATGGTCCGATATTTCCCGGTGAATTATGTACCAAGTATGATTATGGTATGGATGCCAGGACATTTATCGATCAGTACACAGATGTAACAGAAAGATTGTTTTTTGATGTGATCAGTAGATTTGATGATCATGTATGGCCTCAGCATGAAATCATCAAAGATATACTTCCCGAAGTTCCGCACAAATATTTCATGCTAGACCATGAGTTTGATCAAAAAATACAGCAGTACCTTGGCTGGACACCAGCAACAGGGTTGGATCGCAATCAGGGATCTGCCAACGATGACAATGCACTACTGCAAAATTTTTTCCGCGAACGATTAACACAACGTCCGGAATTACAGGAAAGATTACGTAGACATTATTCAGATGATTATCTATTGCTATCCTCGATGCAGACATGATTGAGCAACACGATCTTACTCAAAGTCAGCAAGACTATGCCATATTCCTGCCGGCTATCAGTTCGTTCTATGCATCCTACATAGGACGTCAACGCAGCACCGAGTATGTGCCCAAGAACCGCATGCCGGCTGCCATGCCTGACATGGAGGCCCTGAACTGGCTGAATCCACAGCGGGGTCTGTTCCCCTATCGCTGGAGCCTGTACTCAGCAGGACATGCCAATCTGGATCTTGCGAAACCGGATGCCAAAGAAGACATGGTCAGAAACCGTGATGCCAACACCGTGATGCTGGCGGACTCAGGCGGTTTCCAGATAGCCAAGGGTGTGTGGCCCGGACGCTGGGCAGACTTCACTGATCGCAAAGCAGAAGCCCAGCGCGAGAAGGTGTTGAAATGGCAGATGGGCATTGCCACCCATGGCATGACCATGGACATACCCACCTGGACCTTCCGCGATCCTGTGGCCGCGGCTGCCTGCGGCATATTCTCCTATGAAGACGCTGTCAGCGCCACACAGTACAACAACGAATTCTGGATCGCCAATCGCTATGGCGAAACCAAAATCCTCAATGTGCTGCAGGGCGGCAGCCACAGTGAAGCGGATCGCTGGTACGACGCCATGAAACACTACTGTGATCCTCAGCGTTATCCAGATCGTCACTTCAATGGCTGGGGCATGGGCGGACAGAACATGTGCGATGTGCATCTGGTGTTGCGACGCCTGGTGCATCTCATACACGATGGACTCTTGGAGCCTGGTGTGCATGACTGGATGCACTTCCTGGGTACCTCACGACTGGAATGGGCAGTGCTGCTCACTGACATACAGCGCGCTGTGCGACAGTATGCCAACCCTCGGTTCACCATGAGTTTTGACTGTGCATCACCGTTCCTGGCCACGGCCAATGGACAACTGTATCACAGCATCCTCACAGATCATCGATCCAAGTGGTCATATCAGATGGCAGCCACCGCAGACCACAAACACTATGCCACTGATCATCGTGCCTTCCGAGATGCTGTGATACAGGACGGCATCCATCCAGCATTTGAAGACAGCCCAATCTCCGGCCGACTCGAAATCCGGGACATCTGTGTGTACCGAGACGGCGTGCGAAGAACCGATGCAGAACTGGGCAGCACACCTTTTGATTTTGCCAATCCCGACCACTATCATGTGGTGCCAGATCTCAACAAGATTGACAAGATCGGTCGCACCTCCTGGGATTCGTTCTCCTATGCCTTGCTGATGGGACACAACGTGTGGATGCACATAGAAGCAGTGCAGCGTGCCAATCGTGCCTATGATGCTGGTGTGGCACCAGACATGATGCTGCATCCCAACGATGCCAATTTTGATGCTCGCAAGATCATCAATGCAGTGTTTGCTGCACGCAATCGTTCGAAATCATTGGCCATCATCGATGATCATGCTAAAGTGTGGGAACGCATCGTGGGCACCAGAGGATACACCGGCCGACGAGCTGTGAACGCGCACAGCCAGTTCAATGTGCATTTTGATTTTGAACCCGACAGTGAGGCAGAACCTGAACTGGATCAGGCCAAGCTGGACACCCTGGAGCAGAGCATATGACCCTACATCATCGCCGCCAACGACAGTCACCCTGGAGCACATACCATGCATAGGACAGGACACCCACACGCCGGATTCTTCTCTGGGGTAGAAGTTGAACACACCCCTGCCCATGGCATGAAGACCCTGTTTGTGATCGGTTATCATGTTCAGGACAGGATTGACAAAATGCTGTATCAAACAAACTTACACGATCAGCCAGAACCAATCAAGCACATCTTTTTTGGTGCCAACGACAGCTACCGTCCCTGCACACCAGACGAACACACTGCTTGGAAAACGTGATCCAGACCTATCTGGATCGTGGTTTCTGGTGCAGCCTGGACATTCCCATGCGCTATGTGGAGGAGTTCCATGACGGTGGTCTCTGTGAACGTGACAGATTCATACCCATCATCAAGGTCGCCATACCCTACACCCGACTCTGGAACTACAACACCTGTGTAAAAATCGATGATCGAGATTTTGCTGCCACCAATCCTGGTGTGTGGGTGCACGAACTGCGAGATCTCATGCCACGCAACAGATTCACAGACTGGAGTGACTACGAACAAGATCAGGTGATCACATGAATCACGTCAGCATCACGGGTCTCTGTCACAGCCTCATAGGCCAGGCTGTGCCCACCAACCAGCATGGTCATGCAGGCCGATTCATTGAAGACCTCATCGAAGGCATGGGCATCCGCATAAATCGCGGTGCCGGCTGCGATATCTTGGTGCTGGGCCTGGAGCTCAAAAGCCGCGATCTCGGCGCCACCAGTCCACAGAATATCAGCAACATGACGCCCCAGCAGGTGTGCAACACTGCCTATCGAGATTCTGTGATTTTTGACAAGTTCCAGCAGCAGCTGCGAGTGTTCACCCAGGACCAGGTCATAGTGGATGCCGGAGTGTATGACTTCAGTCCGGAGCACATCCAGCACCTGATCGAGCAGGCCTATGAACATGGGCGTGCAGAAATCCAGCGCTGCATGGCTGCACCCAACTCCGTGTTGCCGGTCTATGTGTATGGCACAGAGTACGGATACTGGGAAAGAATCTGCGGTGCCAGCAGTTTTACTTTCAGGATCAATGCAGGTGCCTATGAGAAACTGGAGCGCATGGCATGCTCCACCTTTGGACTTTTTTGAATTTGCCTGATAGGGCAAGCAGTGCGAGGTCGCAATGACAGACAAAATTGTTGTGATGTACCAGCGCTTCCACACCCGGGATCCGGAGCCAAATCGTGTGCCTGCCGAAAAGATCTATGCGGATGCTTTCCAGAGCCTGGTGGGTGTGACCTTGAGCGCGCAGACTCTGGACGAACGCACTGCTCAGGCCTGCGAGAATCTGTTTGCAGTGGCCACCACTCCAGATGAGATACTGGCCCTGGATCTGGAACAGCTCAAGACCTTGATCCGACCAGCCGGTATGTATAACCGCAAGGCCCGGCATCTCCGCCTGATGAGTCAGCAGTTACTGGACAGGCATGATGGTGCAGTACCCAATGATCGTGCCGCGCTGATGCAGTTGGCCGGCGTGGGCCGTAAAAGTACAGACATCATGATGAGATTCGTGTTCCTGGAGCCTGCCATCGCAGTGGACACCCATGTGCATCGATTGTGCAACCGATTGGGCATAGCTGCCACCCGAGCTGAACACCAGACTGCAGAAGTGCTGGAACGCGACACACCGGACCAATACCGCTGGGGTGCTCACGAATGGTTGATCCAGCACGGAAAATATGTGTGCCGGGCTCGCAATCCTGACTGCGATCAGTGTATGCTTGCAGATGTGTGTGACTTCTATCACGAAAAGGACTCTGTATGAATCAAGACCAAAGAGCAACTGTAGACCGCATCATGGCCGCAGCGGATCGCAAGATCTGGGTCACGTTCCAAAAAGAAGGCATACATAAGTATCCTGCCGCTTTAACAGATCCGTCATTGGCCACCGGAGATCACTATGATGTTTCGTTCCTTGGTTATCCTCATCGCCATATCTTCCATTTCCGGGTGTGGATCGATGTGTTCCACAACGACAGGGACATCGAGTTCATCCAGTTCAAGCGGTGGCTCCTGTCGTTGTATACCAAGACCGGAGGATCCGATGTCTTGCGTGATCGGACCGTTTCCGATCATAACCATCCCGCTGGACTGGCATCAGCCCCCACGCTCCAACTAGATTACAAAAGTTGCGAGATGATCGCTGACGACCTATATATACAGATAGCAGATCGGTATCCCGGTCGTGCTGTGTGGATCGAGGTGGCCGAAGATGGTGAGAACGGTTGCCTCATCAAGTATGAAACTCACCGACCTAACCTTTCCGTCAACATCTAAAAGGACAGCGACATGGGCAAGCCCCTGTTCAAACCCAACCCTCGAGTCACTGCGATCTTTGATGATCTAGAACAGTTCCAGACCTTTTGCCAGGACTTTGGCTATCGCTTCAACGAAGCGGATCTCTACAACTGGCGGTCATACGCTTACCAACAATTCAACAAGCACCTGCAGGGCAAGTTCGCCAAGGATATGTGGCATCTAGACAGCCGCCGGAGCCGCTGATGCGTAAATTATTCTACATGGGACTTGAGAGTTACCAAGCTCGTTACACTCTGCAGCTGACAGAATGGAACCGGCGCGTGTTCGAGCGCCGCGGACTAGACGTGGTGTATGTGCCCGGACTCACCCTGGACAACAGCGAAAAGATTTCCGTGGGCCAAGTCTTGGATGCGCATGGTCGAAGCTACTTTGCCATGAGCCAGATCATGAATCTGGTGCGGCTGATGCAGCAAGGAGAGGTCACGGCCGAGGATGTGGTGTATTTCGAAGACATGTTTGCTCCGGGCATTGAAAGCCTGGCCTACGTCATGGACCAGGTTCCTCACAATCTCCGCCCCAGGATCTTTGTTCGCTGTCTTGCACAGGCCATCGACCCCGATGATTTTGTGCATGTGTGGGGCATGGCGGGTTGGATGAGTGCGTTTGAACGCATGGTGAATCTCATGCCCGGTATCACTGTGCTGGCCACCAACGAAGAGATGGTGGCACACATGCGTATCGCGGGCTGGTCAGCTCCCATCTACAACATCTCGGGCCTGGCGTTTGGCAAGGCAGAAGTACAAGAACGCATCGGTGGTGCTGCGAACATACGGCCATTCAGTGATCGCAAAATACGTGTGGCTTTTGCTGCTAGATTTGATCAGGAGAAGCAGCCGGGATTCTTCATGGATCTGGCAGAACGTGTGCAGGCCACCAATCCTGAGGTGGAGTTTGCAGTGTTCTCTGGTGCGCCATTGAGATCCAACAATGCAGATTATGTTCAGCGTGCTCAGGCACTGCAACAGCAAGGACGACTACGGATCTATGCCGATCTCAACAAGAATGATTACTACGCACTGTTGAACGACACTCGTGTGCTGTTCAACTGTGCGCTGCAGGACTGGGTGTCAAACACAGTAAGTGAGGCTGACACCCTGGGCTGCAACGTTTTATACCCTGCTTATCGCAGCTTTCCTGAGACCTTTGCCAATGATCCGGATCGGCTGTATGTGCCCTGGAGCCTGGATGATGCTGTCGCCAAACTACATCGCCTGTTGCATGGGCCACATCACCGTATGGGCTCTATATCAGACTGGAACGACGGCACAGTGGATCGCATCGTGGACATTATGACAGGACAGGGCGGTGAGTGGAACCGTTCGGGTGCTCGTTATCGCGATCACGTAGCGCCGGCCAAGTATCAATGAGCGCTCCAAAAACTGCAGTGGTCACAGGAGCCGCAGGCTACATCGGCGGCCAGACCATGCTTGCCCTGAAAGATGCCGGACATCGTGTGATTGGCATAGATCGTGAGCCTGTGCCACAGCATCTTGAAGGCGTGGCTGACTACTCATCCAGGCAGACTTTGCCAGCGAGCCGGGACTGGCAGTTTTGGTGGCGGAAAGACCCTGTGCAGTGGTGCACTGTGCAGGAACCAGCCTGGTGGGTCCCAGTGTGGATGATCCTGCCACATACTATCAAAACAACTTTGTAGGCACCAAGGGCATGCTGGATTTCATGCGCGGCCATGGCATGTTGCCTCACTGTCGTGTGATCTTCTCCAGTTCAGCAGCAGTGTATGGCGAACCAGTGCTGACCCCTTGTGCAGAATCTGATCCGGCCCTGCCTGTGAGCCCTTACGGCGAAAGCAAGCTCATGACAGAGTTCATGCTGGCTGCCTATCGCAGAGCCTATGCACTAGACTACGTGGCGTTCCGATATTTCAATGCCTGCGGTGCCGACAGTGCGGGCCGGCATGGCCAAGCACCTGGGGCCACGCACATCATGGCGCGTGTGCTAGAAAGTCTCCGCGATGATCGCGAGTTCACGCTGAATGGTGCAGACTATGACACCGCAGATGGCACTTGTGTGCGAGACTATGTGCATGTGGAGGACATAGCGATGGCACACCACATGGCCATGTACGACGTGGTTCCTGCAGGTATATACAATCTGGGCACTGCAGTGGGCGCCAGCAATCGTGACATCATGTCCATTGCCGAGACCATCACTGGTCGTAGTCTGCGCTGCACTCAGGGCACCAGGCGCGAGGGTGATCCTGCGGTGCTCACTGCCAGCAGTGAGCGATTCAATCTGATCACAGGTTGGGTCCCACGCCACAACACCCAGGAGATCATGCAGCATGCCTGGGCCTGGTATGTTCGATAAGATACTGCGGTTCGAGCAGGCTCTGGCAGCATTCACCGCGGCTCCCTATGCGATCATGACTGACTGCTGCACCCATGCCATAGAACTGTGCCTCAGGCACGACGGCGTCACAGAGTGCTCATTCACTCCCTACACCTATCTTTCGGTGCCTATGACCATGCACAAGTTAGGCATCCAGTACCACTATCATGACCATGCCTGGCAACGTTGGATTGGAGAATATCAGTTTGTGGGCACCAGGATCTGGGATTCGGCTCGTAGACTAGAAAAAAACATGTATCGACCCGGACAGATGCAGTGCCTGAGTTTTGGACATTCTAAACCTTTACAGATAGGCCGCGGTGGTGCTATACTGTTAGATGATGCCGATGCCTATGATGTCATGATCACACAGCGATCAGACGGCAGAGATCTTGCGATTGCACCCTGGCAGGATCAACAGGTTTTCCGTGTGGGCTATCACTATCGCCCCACTATCGAAGAAGCAGAAAGAGCCTTAGAATTGCTGCCCACAGTGAATGATGGGCCTAAATATCATGCTTATCCAGATCTAAGACAGATCCAGATCACGGCACAAAGGTGATCCACCACCACTAACTCGGAGATATCATGATCGCAAAATTTAACGAATATGCCAACCCGGTGCCCACAAAAGGCACCTATCTCAGCGACACCATCCGGCAAAACATGAAAGCCCAGGGCAAGAGATTCTGGGCCGGAGACAATGTGTCGGACTATGTGTATCCAGAAATGAAAACGGTGTTGATCGATGAAGCTACCGAAGCCTTTGAACTGGTGCTGGATCGACTCTTGATCGATCGAGAAACCGATCCCAATTCCAAGGGTACGGCACGACGTTTGGCCAAGATGTACTACAACGAAATCATGGGAGGTAGATATGATCCAGCCCCCGATTGCACAGCATTTCCTAACAACAGCGAGGACCGCTATGAGGGCATGTTGGTTGTGCGCAGTGAACTGCGCAGCATGTGCAGCCACCATCACCAACCTGTTGCAGGCGTGGCCTACATTGGTATTCTGGCCGCAGAAAAACTAATCGGTCTCAGCAAATACACTCGAATCGCACAGTGGTGTAGCCGCAGAGGCACACTGCAGGAAGAACTCTGTAACGACATCGCCCGAGAGATCATGAAGGTGACCGAATCTCAAGATGTAGGTGTGTATGTGCAGGCGGAACATGGTTGCTGCACCAACCGCGGCATCATGGCACACAGCAGCCTAACACAGACAACGGTGCTGAAAGGTGCGTTCCGAGACGATGCCGGCACCAAGAAAGAGTTCTTTGACAACATCAAACTACAACAGGATTTTGCACCTAGATAAGGAAAATCGAAATGAGACAACAACTAATCACAGCCAGCAAAATGCACTATCAAGCACATATTGAAAAACATCGCATCAATGTGGAAGTCATGCTGAATAATCCCACTGCCATCCATGATCACTCAGACATCATGGAAGCCATTGAACGAGCAGTGGCACAGATTGCAGAATACCGGGACAAACTGGAAGTGATGGAGAAATTTTTCCAGCCGTAATCACTGAACAACATCAAACTGCCGCAGGACTTTGCAACCCGATAGACCCTAGGTTGACCAGAAAATACAAATTCGCATACACTAGCATCATGTCCGTGATCTAGGAGTGATCATGCAGTTTACCAGAACCAGTCTGTCTATCGCAGTAACAGTGGCGGTCACGGCCTGCGGCGGTGGAGGAGGTGGTGGATCGGCCACGCTGGGCGGATTTGTTCGTTCCGATGTGCCTTATCATGCCCCAGTGCGTGTGAACCATTTCCAGCCGTTGAACGGCAGCACATATCTCTCACCCAACACTGAAGTGTATGCCAAAGACCTCAACGGTGATACCACTCAAGAAGTGGTGGTGCAGAGCGTGGGCTGGGCGCAAACCCAGGCCGCTTGGCAGAACAGCGCGCTGCAGGTCTACGGTTGGAACACCGGCTCATTCTCAAACGAAACTTCGAGATGGTTCTCCGGCAACGACAATGTGAATACGGGTGGCAGCACCGTGAGATTTGGTGATTTCCGTGGCACAGGTCAAACCGACATGTTCGTGGCTGCATTTACTGACACCATGACATACATGACTCCCAGCACAGTATACCTCAACAATGGCAACAGCACTTTCACGCGCCAGACCTTGGATTTTGGTTCAGTGAACCCACACGACAGCACAGTGACAGATCTCAACGGTGATGGATTCGCCGATGTCATGGTCACAGACATCGGCAATCTCCGACCTGCTGTGGCATTGGGCAGTGCCGCCGGTACCTTCACTGTGTATCGTAGTGACTGGTTCGGTGGTGGGGCCGGCGTATCAGTATCCGATTATCTAGGCGATGGCACCCGCACCA